ACTGAAGTTTTTGAAACTACAAGCACAGGTGTTAATATTCAAGGTACTGTTACTTATAAACATATATCAGTAACATCATCGTCTGATTCTTTAGATGTGTCAGGAGCAACAGTATTAGAATGTACACCAAGTGGTAATATTTCTATTGGAGGATTTAGTGGTGGTGTACAAGGACAAGTTATACACGTCTTAAAAGTAGATTCAGGAGCAGGTAGAGTATTTATAGAACATAATGAAGCCACAGGAACACAAAAAATATTTACAAGTGGTGGAAGTGATATTGGGATAACACAAAGAGGTGGTGTTACTTGTTATTGTACAGGTTCAGAATGGATCGTATTAGATAAATAGGAGATTAAATGGGAAGTTTAGCAGGTAAAAGTCCAGCAAATACATATAAAAGTTTATTAAAAGTAGCAGATGAAACAAATGGTGTTACAGGTACTATTTCAAGAGTAGAAGATGGAGAAGGTACTGAATCAAGTTTACAATTAAGTAGTAGTCAAACTAGAGTTAAACCAAACAACGATACAACTTTAACTTTTGCAGTTAAAAAAAATAATGGCGATAGTTTATTGGTGGTAGATTCTTCAAACGATTTAGTCAAAGTAGGAACATCACAAGTAAGTGCTACTACACAGTTATTGACGTTTAATGCTTATAGAATTGTACCTGCATCGGCAGGAACTCATTATTTTGTAGGATTACCAACAGGCGAATACCAATCTCATAATGTTGAAATAAGTAATGGAACAGGCACAGACCCAAGTGTAAGTAAAGATGCAGGAACTACAACACAATATTTAGCAAACTTTATATTTCCTGTGCCATACAATATTACAATAGATGCTTGTAAAGCACTTATATCAACACATTCTGATACAGATAGTACAATAAATGTTCATTTAAATAGTTTTGATATGGTTAATGATGGAACAACAAATGATGGTAATTTAACTAATGGTACAGTATTAGCAGATGGACAAGCAACATCAGTAGATAGAAGTGTAATCAAAACATTAGATTGTACAATACAAAGTTCAAGTGTAACAAGTGGTAAAGTAATTGCTTGTTTTGTAGAAAATGTAACAGACACAAATTATATTAATATTCAGGTACAAGTCAAGTATCATATAGCATAGGAGAAGAAATGGCAAAATTAGAAGCGAATTTAACAGTAAAAGCAGGGCAGGACAAAGAGTATCTATGCTCTATGAGTAACGATTATACAGAAGTGTATTCTGAAATAGCAAAGGTTGATAATAGTGATGGATTTACACAATTAGCATCTTTAGCAAAAACTAATGCAAGTATATTGAAAGGCTCAAAACTATTAATAATAAAAAACAATAGTCCTGTAGGTGTAGAAGTGCAATTTAAAGTAACTGAATACAAAGATAATAGTAATATTGACCAATATAATTTAGTTGATTTAGGTGAAGGTGCTTCTGCATATAGACATATAAATTATGTAATGGGAGCTAATCAATATATAGTGTTACCAACACAATATTTAGTAGCATACAATAATAATGTTTCAGCAGGTAATGCTAAAACTATTGATAATGTTACAGGTTATACAGTAAACAGTACATATAGTTATGTTGATAGTGGTGCTAATTTGGCTGAAGATGTAGATGGTACAGAAACTGCGATTGATGTTGATGATGGTGATTTTTTTAGAGTTGGCGATTTAATCCAACTTGGCACAACAACAGGAACTACTGAAACTAAAATAGAAATTATGAGAGTTACAGGCATATCTACTAATACATTAACAGTAGAAAGAGGATTATATGGCTCATCAACAGGAAACTCTACTACACAAACTACAGGACACGTTAATAATGCTGATATTTATTTTCCTTTCTTTAATACACAAGAAAGATATGATAAATACCACATAGCAGCTACAACAAGAGCTAACATACAAACCAACTCAAGTGGAAGATACACATCACAAAATTTATTTGGTTATGGTAGAAGTGCTACATATCCAACAGGTATTGTTAAAGGTTCTTTTGCTATGAAGTTTTACAATAATGGTTACCAAGAACTTGGAATGTCAGGAGTAACGCCAAACACAGAATCAGGACTAGCAGCTTCTACAGCTTATGGTATTAACATAACAGTAGATGGTGGTACTGAATTTGTTGATTTAACATTTACAACAGATGCTAGTAATACTAAATTTGGTGGAAATAATGGTGTTTTAAGCAAGATTCAGTCTGCACTTGACACTCAATTTTACACAACAAGTTCTAATCTTTTTGAAAAAGGTGTTACTGTAAGTATTGTAAATGGCGATATAAGATTTACTTCTACTAACAGAACTAGAAATTCAGCTATTTTATTAGCTACACCAGGATCAGCAACAACACCATTTGGTGTAGGTAGAATCCCTGCTATTGGAAGCGTAGAAGCTGCTGTTGCAGCCAAGCTACCTGATGATACTGTATTTGATGATGCAAATTATATTGAAACTAAAAACCAAGCAGTATTTGCTTATGACGATGGTAAAGGTAATATTATAGGTGCTGCTACAGGCACTATTAACTATGAAACAGGTGCTTTAGACTTTACAGGTCCTGCTAATGCAGAGTTTGCAGTTAGTTTTAATTATGATTCGGCTCATAGTGGTGGTTTACGAGCAGATACAATAAAAGAAAATACTATAGTTAATATAGAAGCAAGAAGTATGAATAGTAAAATTAATGCAGAAGTAGAAATATTAGGATTTGTATAAGGAGGTAATAGATATGCCAATGGGTAAAGGAACATACGGAAAAAAAAGAGGTAGACCCTCTAAAAAAAGTAAGATGAAACGCAGAAAGAGAAAGTGAAATGGCTAAATACAGAGGTAGATCAGTTAGATTAAATAAGCCTTCTCGTATAAGAAAAGGGCAACCTAGTTACGGAAGAAAAAAGTTCCAAGTATTTGTTAAAGATGGAAGTAAAGTAAAAAAGGTAACTTTTGGCGACCCTAATATGAGAATTAAAAAATCTAGTCCTGCTAGACGTAAATCATTTAGAGCAAGACATAGATGTGCAACAGCAAAAGATAAAACAACAGCAAGATATTGGTCTTGCAAAATGTGGTAAATTATGGCAAGAAAACGTAGAAAAAGCACAGTAAATAAAGCTGGTAACTATACTAAACCTGCTATGCGTAAAAGGTTATTTAATAAAATAAAAGCAGGTAGTAAAGGTGGTAGAGCAGGACAATGGTCGGCTCGTAAAGCACAAATGTTAGCAAGACAATACAAAGCTAAAGGTGGAGGCTATAAGTAATGGCTTTAAAGAAATCACAGAAGTCCTTAAAAAAATGGACAGCACAAAAGTGGGATTACATATCTAAAAAAGATAAAAGTAAACCTAAATCTAAAAGAGGTAGATATTTACCTAAATCTGTTAGAGATAGCCTCACGCCTTCACAAAGAGCTTATGAAAATAGAAAAAAAAGAGCAGCAAGTAAAAAAGGTAAACAAAGAGCAAGTTATTCAAAGTCTGTTAGAAGAAAGATGAGAGGTAAGTAATGGCAGCACCAATATATTGTACACACAAGGAATTAAAAAGAGTATTTCCACAACTTGATAGTTTTGATGGTAAAAAACCTATATATGGGTGGAATCAATTATTTACACACGCAGGTAATGAACTATATGAAGCCGATAACACAGGTTTAGTAACAACTTTATTTAAAGATGGACAAGACCTTACACCATACATAAAAACTGAAAATTATACCGATTCTACTACAAATACTAATGAAGCAGTAGATGTAATAGAAACTGCTATAGATGTTGTAGATGGTAGTGTTTTTGCTTATGGTGATATTATTAAAATAGATGATGAAAAAATGCTTATAACTAATATATCTTCTAACACTATAACTGTTGAAAGAGGATTTTTAGATACTACTACTGCTACTCATAGTACAGCGACTGATATTTATATAGGTGTAACTTGGACAGAAGAAAACCAATGGTTATACAATAGTGGTTGTGATTCAGTATTATTTTACGCCACAGACATAAATCCTGCCGATTCATTAATGGAAGCAGGTGAAGATTTTACAACAGTAGTAACACAGTTTAGAACTGATGCTAGTAGATACCTTGATAGTATGTTAGATCCTAATATGCCTAAAGAGGCGTGGAAAGATAAAGAAGGTAACTTTGATTATATCATAATTCGTACTACGGCTTTAATTGCTGCTAACTTTATGATTAAAAGCCACGATCCTAACAGTGAACTTGCTAATGCTCTTATGGAAGAAGCGATGCAAAACATAGAAAACATCAATCAAGGTAAGGCTGCATTATCTTGGCAAGTAACAAGAGATTCCTCTCAAGGTGTAGTTAGAGATGTAGTTTACAATACAGCAGGTGCTATAAGACCTGTAGATACTAGAGGTGATTGGTTTGGTACTTATGATTTAATAAAGGTTATTATTACAACGGCTGGAGCTTTAGGAACAGCAACATATAGTGTTTACACTAAAGACTCAAATAGTCTTAAAAGTAATTTAGCAATAAGTGATAAAGTTATTTCTGGTGATTATCAACCACTTGCAGGTGGTCTTGAAATAAGATTTGCAGGTAGTGCCGATGCAATACAAAATGATGAGTGGGAAATAGAAGTATTTGGTGCTTATGAAGATGTTGATGCTTCTACTGGTAAATCAGTAAAAATGACTAGAACTAGAGTTTCATCATATAGGAGATATGAATTATAATGCCAGTAACTTTTACTAATGATTTTAAAAATATACTCGATAAATTACGTTCTGTATTAAGAGCAGAATTTAAGGGTGCTTTGCCTGTATATATTGGACACGAGCAAAAAGAGCAAGGTTCACAATATTTACGGCTAGACCCTGTAGGTAGCACATTAAGTGAATACAATATTAATGGCGAGATTAGAGAATATCAAGTTAATATGTTCTATTATTTTGCTGATCCTAACGTAAACAAAACATCATTAGACCACGTTTTACGATTTGTATCAAGAATTGAGGCGTTAATACACGACAATATTAAAATGACATTAGCAGACAATACAGATTCTTTTAATTGTAGGATAGAATCTACAGAGTTAAATGCTACAGTTTGAATGGCGTGGACAGCATTTAGGTAATTTAGACTAGGAGTAATTATGAAGATTAAATTAATAAGTAAGGACAAACCAATAACATCAAATTGGTGTTTCAAAAAAGAAGGATTTTGTTCTACTTTATTAGATGAAATAAATTCAGGTAAGCAAGTAGAGGTGGATAGAGTACCAAAACCTGCTTTGGAATACGTTGAAGAAGTTAAAACTAAGAAAAAGAAGGAGAGTAAATAATGGCAATAGATGCTAACGCTTATTCACCAAAGCAATTTACATTTTTAATAGCAGAACAGGATGATTTTGGTACATTGAATCCTGATTCAAGTGGTTCACCTGATTTAAGCTGGGTGGCAGTAGATGTTGATTCCGTAGGAAGTCCATCTCTGAACTTAAATCAAGTTGTAGAACCAAGAACAGGAAGTCGTATCTTACAAGCTACTGACTTCTTTCAAGATAACAAAGCAAAAGTAATCGAAATATCTGTAAGTGGTACAGCTACAACAGAAGTATTAGATATGTTATTAAATAACATTACAGCAGACACATCTGCTCCATACTCTGTTGCTTCTAATGCTAGTTCGCAGACATTTACAACTGGCACTACAAACCAAACAGATATGCAGATTTTTTCTATAGCTTACAAATCACCATCAAGTGGTAACACACTTGCGTTTAAAGACTGTTTTTGCACAAACTTATCTTTAAATGGAGATGTTGGTACAGAAGGTGGTAGAGTTAAATTTTCTGCTACATTTAAGACAGGAAGTTTACCTGCTGATTTAACTAATACTGATATTGCAATAGATACAGCAGTTACAGCTAATAATTACCATATGTGTGGTTGGGATGCAGATGATAGAATCGTTGCAGGAATCGCTAATTGTTTAGTAAATTCATTTACATTAAACATAGATAATGATATGGTTTTTGGTGGTTGCACATCTACAGGCTATGAATTAGCAACAAGAGTAGGTGAAATTTCAGCAACTGCTGATTTCAATATCAAATATGATGCTAATACTGATGTTATGTTTGAAAACTTTCACGACCAAGTAGCAGGTGCTTCAGAAGGACAAACACTTATGAATCATCAAGCAAGTTTAGCAGATGGTAATTTTGGGTTTAAATTTGCTAGTTCTATTATGACTAATGTTGCTATGAGTGAAGGTGATATGATGAACTTAGACATTTCAGTTAAAGCTGTTGGAGCAGGAATTGGATCTAGCACAGCATTATTTGAAGTTGCTTGTTAATTAAAATAAAGGAATAAACAATGGAATTTAAACTTGAATCTGGTAATAAGATTAAGTTAAAAGATGTATCTATAGATGAGAGAGATGAACTTCTTGATTCAGTAGAGTATCAATATGATGAAAAAGGTAATCCTAAAGGTATGAAGATGATGAATAGTACGATTACTAAGTGGTTACGAATTTGTATTGACGGCGATACATCTGATAAGTTTCTAAAAACACTTACATTAAAAGATAGAACTGATATTTTTGTTAAAATGCAGGAGTATCTTTTAGTGGGGGAAGAGAAAGCCTCCAAGTAGAGCTGACTATATTGTCTGACGGCTGTGGAGGCTGTTCTTATTGTGAATTTCCATACGAAGCACAGTTACCTGTAAAGACGGAAAACGGATACGAAACACGAGAGTTTAGATCACAAGATGATGTTTGGGCAGTTATTGAGTTAATTGCCCAAGAAACTAAGAATTTTAACGAAGAAAAGGGAAAGGATTTTGATGTGGCAAAAAGTATATCTGCACAATTACCTTTCTTTGCGTGTGTAAATCACGTTAGAGATGAGAAGTATATAAAACTTCTTAATCAATACATATATTGCACCGAAACAGGCACACCAGCATACTCAGGTAGTTATGGTGAACAACCTGCAAGATGGGTACAATATTTTTTTATAATTAAAAATGCGATGGCGAAAAAGAGTAAAATGATACAAGAGAAAGCGAAAAAAGATGTCTGATATTATCGTAAAGTTTACACCAAAAGGTCATAAAGACTTACAAAAAGCTATAAAAACTTTATCACAATTAACTGGAAAATATAACGAAGAATTAAAAGAAGTTAAAAAAAGAAGTGATAGAGCTCAAGGTCCTTTGATGCGATTAGCAGGAACTTTTGGTATATTAAGTACAAGAACTCAAAGAAATTCAAAAGCATTTGGAATATTAAGTTTAAGATTATCTACAATACGTTCCAAATTATTGTTACTTTCATTTGGTGCAGGTTTAGCAACTGGTGCATTTACTTTTTTTACAACTAGAGTAGTAGGTGCAGCATCTCGAACTGAAGAATTACAAAAAAGATTATCGTCATTATATGGAAGCCTCGTAAGAGGTGAAACTGTATTTGCAAATTTCACTAATGTTGCAGCAACAACACCTTTTGCTATAGATAGAATTGTAGAAGCAGGTACTCAATTAAAAGCATTTGGTTTAGATGCAGAACAAGCTATAAAACCAACAGCAGATTTAGCAGCTTTTATGGGAACAGATGTAGTAGATGCTGCACAAGCTATGGGTAGAGCATTTGCAGGTGGAGTAGGAGCAGCAGATGTATTAAGAGAACGTGGTATATTAAACCTTATTAAAGATTTTAAGGGTATAGATGATTTAACAAAATTAACATTACCACAATTTAGACAGGCTATGATTGAAACTTTTACTGATCCTAGTGCTGGTATTGCAGGTGCAACTACACAATTAGCACAAACTTTTTCAGGTTCTTTATCAAATATGCAAGATGCACTTTTTCAAACTTCATCTGCATTAGGTAAATTTTTACTTGGTCCTAGTGGACAAGGTTTAAGACAAGTTACTGAAAATTTAAATAAAGCTACAGAAAGTTTAAGACAAATGTCAGAAACACCATTAGAAACTGTAGTTAGAAAAATGAAACAATTAGGAATTAATACTAGAGAGTATGATATAGCTTTATTAAGAATACAAAAAAGAGAATTAGAAAGAAGTATTACTTTTAAAGATATGAATAATCAAGTTGAAATGCGTGAAAATTTAGAAAATAAATTAGGTGAAGCATTAAAAAATAACATAGAATTACAAGAAAGGGTACAAAAAGAATTTTCTGGTACATTTGAAAAATATAATATTGATTTAAATAAAGCAGTTGATTTAATGAATGATTTTGTAAAACGTTCTGGAAAATCATTAACAGAAGTTTTAACAGACCCTGAAGCATTAGCAGCTACTTTAAGAGATACATTTAGAATGTTTTCTGGTGATTTAGAAGCATTAGATTTTCCACAAGATTTTAAAAATGCTTTAGTTGAAGTTTTAGATTCATTTGATACTATAGCAATTTTAGAAAAAGATTTGGCTTTATTTGAAAAAGATGTTGTTACATTAGCACAAATAAAAGTTTTAATGAAAGAAATTCAAACTTTAACTGAAAATATAGGTACAACATTAAATACACAAATTATAATAGATTTACCAGAAACACAAGAAGATATACTTAGGCAATCTTTAGAAAAAAATACTAAATTACTAGCAGAATTTAAAACTCAAGTAGATGATGCTACAACTTCAGGAAGATATTCTGATGCAATAATAGCTGCTGATGCTTACGCTAAACAATTAGGTGTAGTAATAAATCAAGAAATGACACTATTAAATATAGAAGAAGCTAAAATAAAATCATTTGGTAGATTGGCAGGTGCATTAGGAAATTTAGTAGGTTCTACAGGAAAAAATACCAAACAACAAGCAAGACTTGCACAAGCAGCAGCTATTATTGATACATACGCAGGTGCAAACAAAGCATTTAAACAAGGTGGTACTTTAGGTTTTGTTACAGGTGCTGCAATAATTGCTCAAGGTTTAGCTAACGTAGCTAAAATAGAAACACAACTTAATAATATGGGTGCTGGAAGTAGTGGTGGAGGTGGAACTTACGGCAAATTTGAACACGGAGGTTATGTTGGTGGTAGACCACACTCACAAGGTGGTACTATTATAGAAGCAGAACGTGGCGAATTTG